GATACAATGAACTGATGGCGGTAATGCCAACATCCATCGATTGGAGTCGGCTCTCGGCTTTCGAGAAGTCCGACAATACAACTGGTTCCCAGGAATTCGCCTGTGTTGGCGGTTCCTGCCAGGTATAGGAGGCATTATGTCACAGTATTTCATTGAAACCGAATACGATCTTGATCTCGTCCTCGGGGAAACCGTCAAGTTGATCGAACTCAACCATACCTCAGTTGACATCGGGTTTCACAACAAGAAGATGGCTAACATCTTCATTGAGAACCTGAATGCATCGTTGCATGAAAAAGGGATTCCTAAGGGCAAAAAGGTAAGCATTAACATTATGGTGCAAGCAAATGAACAGGCTTAATATATTGTTGCTGAAGCTCAAGAACAACCAGATACATGATCCAGATCTCAAGCTTGCCCTGAGCATCATCCATTCAGAGAGGTTACATGAAAACAGAGCTACGGATAACGAAGGAACTTGTGGAGCATCTGGAGAAGTTGACGACTCTGGCTCCGCAAGATCTAAAGCTAAAAGACTACGAAAGGGGCTACAAGGCGGGTCAGATCGAACTTGTTCAGAAGATCCGCAGCCTCTATGAAAAAGGAGCATGAACATGGGAGGTAGAGCACCTAAAGGACCGTCTCAGGCAGAGATGGATGCGCAAATGAGGCGCACAGAGGAGTTCCAGATGCGTCAATTCCAGATGCAACAGCAGTTCCAAAGAGAAGCAGAGGATCGGTTGCGGTATGAAAGAGAGCAAAATCGCATCAGCGAAGAACTCAAGAGACAGCGGGCCGCAGAGGAAAAGCGTGTTCGTCTTGTTTCCGAAGAACAGCGTGAATCCGCAACCTTCCAGGAAATGACCGCACAATCCAAGGCGACCTCTGCAGACTTTGGTGGTGGTGCCAACCTAGCCATGCCAACAATTGAGAGACCAGGTTACGAGACAGCCGACAGGCCAACCTAAGGAGAGAACATGCCGTCTGAAAAAACACTGAAGGAAAGATGGGACAAGTTGGATGCAAAGCGCACAACCAGGCTTGACAAGGCCAGGGCTTGTTCCGCAATCACCGTACCAACACTATTGCCCTACCATTCCATGAGTGGGGAGGACAACCTATTTCAGACCTACAGTTCCGTCCAAAGCCGAGGGGTGACATCCTTGGCAAGTAAGATCCTCAGCGTGTTGATTCCCCTCAATGACACTCCGTTCTTCTCGTTTGGCCTGAAGAATGGACGGGAACCAACCGCAGAGATCAAGGAATACCTTGAGAAGTTGTCTCAACAGGTGTTTAAGAAGCTGATGTCAAACAACCTACGTGAGATGTCGTACCTGGCCATGCAGCACCTTATCGTCATTGGCGATGTGTTGATCATCATGGAAAACGACTTTAGCTTCAGGACCATCAGGCTGGATCAGTTTGTCGTTCGTCGTGATGTCAATGGAGTGGTCAAGGAGTTCATGTACCTTGAGTTCATCTCTCCGTCAAACGAAGAAGACGCCAGCGCATATGACTTCATGAGCGGAGAGACCAACCAATCTGGCTTTAAGACGGTCTACGTCAGGGTATATCAGACACAGGAAGGCAACTGGGCTGTCGAAAAAGAACTCAATGACGAAATCATCGAAGTCGGTTACTACGATGTCCTTCCCTATGTCATCCTGCGTTGGGCTGGTGTCACTGGTGAGGACTACGGTCGGTCTCATGTAGAGGACATCTACTCTGATATCAGAACCCTAGAGGCTTACAGCCGTGCTGCAATCCAAGGCATGGCCGCTGGATCTACGTTCTTCATGGGCGTGAATCCAGGCGGTGTGACGGAAATCGATGACCTTGCTGGGGCACAAAATGGCCAGTGGGTTGCTGCCCGCAAGGAAGATGTGTTTGTTATTTCTCCATCGGAGACAATGAACCCACAGCTGCAGGTGTCGGCTTCGGCGGTCAACGAGATGCGAAAGGAAGTGGGCCAGGGATTCCTTCTGCAGACCGCCTCAATGCCCACAGGAGACCGTGTGACGGCTACGGCGGTCAGAGCCGTGGGCAACGAGCTGGAGACCGTCCTTGGCGGTACGTTCAGCGCGATTGCCCGTGACTTCATGGTTCCGATCATCAAGAGAACCGTCTATCTCATGTTGGAGAACAACGAGATCGATGAACGGATGGCGGCCCAGTTCGATGAAAAGGACGGCACCCTGAACATTGAGATTCTTACTGGTCTTCAGTCTCTCAGCAGGGAAAGCGACATCACCAAGCTTCTTCAGATGGGCGAGATGGTTCGCAACCTACCGCCAGAGGCGGCGTCTTCTTTCAAGTGGGACGAGTATGCCCGTGCGTTGATCACATCCCTTGGGTTTGACCCCCAGAACTGGGTCCGTAGCCGAGAAGAGATCAAGGCAGAGCAACAGGCAATGGCCAAGCAGCAGCAGCAGATGG